ATATTATTTACTGGAGTAAATTCAGAGTCTGACCCAATAGTTTCATAAACTACTAGATATGAAGAATGGTCGTTTAAAAGATCTAAAGAACTATTATAATATTTTTCTATTTCCAGATCAGTTACATCTATGAATAGCCATGTATCTTTTAATATTTTATCATTAGGCGTGAACTTGTTAATAGTTCTTTTGACGAGCGGATAAGAATAAGCTGTGGATTCTCCTTGTTTAAAATATTTAAACCATGTCATATTAAATTACTTCCGTATATAAAATTTCATATTCATGAGTATTCAATGTAATGTCATCTACTTCAATAGAAATAATTGTATCAAATACTGGAATTCCGCCAGGAATTATATCAGACACAAATCCATCAACTGTTACAGATAAAGGCTTGATGGCATATATTGCGTCAGTTGTATTTTGAATTCTAATATTATCATAATCGATATCTGTAGACTTAATTCGATGAGAACCATCTGATCCCGTGTGCGCGTGCTCACTTAGGTCAACTCCATCTATAGTAATTCCTTCTTCTACGAATATATCTCCAGTAATATTTCCTTTATCTTTTAATAAATACTGAGGATGATCATTATCTAATAATCCATCAAGTCGCGAATGACTAGATAGGAATGTATTATTTCTATTGGTATTAGTATAAATATTTCTAAATAATGCAGAATAAATATCATTTTCTACTGTTTTTAAAACTTGTCTTTTTTGGACAGATTTGTTTCCTAATTGAGAAATATAGTTTGCGTACTTTCTTTTTTCGTGAATTAAAGACATCATGGAATCTACGCGTGCAGACATCATTTCAAATCTCTGCATACAGTCCGCATGGATAGAGGCAAAGTTTCCTTTTATCAGATTTGTAGCGACTACTAACTCTCCGGATAACATTGGATTATCTTTAGAAAATCTGGTTGTTAAAAAATCAAATTCTAACGGATTGGATATATCCTTAGATATTCTTAATGACGGACTAATAAATCTATTATAAAATATTTCACAATTATCTACTAAATCTCTTTTTAGTGAGGCTATTTGATCATTAATTTCAGCGTCGACTGCGTTTAATCTAATCGCAAAAAAAGCTTGGAATTGAGCGGCTTGTTTTTTAGATATATAATCCACTTCGGAGCTTGAGAGATAATCCTGTCCTTGTGAGAGTTGTTCGGCAATGACTTTCGTATAGTGCGCTGCCATCTCTGCCCATGAAAAGTAGAATGATGCTGCTTGCTGTTGTGATTCGTCTTCATAAGTATCTCCAAAATCATAAGTTAAAGAATTTTTAATATTGTTTGCTTCATGTAATAATAATTTTAAAAAATATCTAAAATCAAATAAATGAACAAACACCGAATGAGAAATTAATCTGTCATAGTCTTTGACAAATTTTCTACAACCTCTACATCCATGTTTTTCTGCGTAAAGGTACTGAGAAAAAGAAACATATTGTGGATAAACTAAACTTGTAGTATTATTGTCTGGATCTGTGGGAGGTGTATATAGCCCAAAAGATACATCAATTACAGTGTCGTCACCTGCGTCTGTTTCATCCACTTCTTCGACTGCAGTGGTCATTTCACCTTGAGTCGACTGAGTGCTTGCCGGAAAATATTCCTCAACTAAAGATTTATTATTGCTACTCAATTCATCCCATATATGAAAGTGAGAGTCTTCAAGACCTGGATCTAAATAAGGATTTAGATATACGTTCTTTAGATTTTGTTCATAGGTTGAAAGCAGCTCGGTTATATCCTGAACAACTGTGCTCATTCTATTTTTTACGGATTTAAGAGGAATTGTATATGGCTTATTCCATGAATAGGTATTATAGTTATCTAGATCGTTAAAGCCTTCTTCTTGTCTTCTTGCGTAAGCGTCTTGGCTCGTAGAATTACTTGAGCCTTCCGACACTCTATAGTCGTTAAACACAGAGCTATCTCCACTTTGTAATTCCTGAGATCTATTAATTGACATTTTTAAAACATCCTTCTTGCAATTTTCTTACCTGATTTCTTATTCCTAATACCAGGAATTGAGTTTATTTCAGAAGTTCTATTTTTTACTGGAGAAACATCAGCTGAGTTTTTATCTACATCTTGAATATCCTCAAGTCCCATCTTAGGCATGAAGAACGTGTTAGAGAAAGACTGTGTGTTCTGCGCAAAATTCATCTTGTGGAATTCACCATAATTCTGAGTTATTGCCAACAAGGCTAACATAAGAGCATCGTGAGCGTGGTCGACTGCTGATCCGCCGGCCTCAAAAACTGGTCGACCAGAAGATGTGGTTCTAGTTACTATGTAGGAAATTAACTGCATATATATTTCTTCATCTTCTATTGGAAATAAAATAACTTCTTTTTCTAAATATTGCCTTAAGTTATCGACCATGTATGGTTTAATTTCTTTTTTAATAGGAAGTTTTGTATATGGATCTCTTACTTCAATTGTCTCTCCAAAGCTAACGCCTTTAACTCGTTCTCTTAATTGAGACTTAGGATTTTCCATTCCATATTTGTGGAGCAATTCAACTTGAACTTCACCAAAACCACGGTCAACGTAAATGTGCTTAGGCTGAAGAAGTTCATTTAATTCGACAATTCTATTAACACCTTTGGTCAACGTAAATTCAGATTTAGGTATTTCTTCCCTGTAGCAGAGTCTGGTTTTATTTCTAAAACGCTCTTCTTCATATAGTTCATTACAGGTTTCAAGAACAACTATATTTGTTCCTGCGCCATATTTATCCCAGTCAACGCCAATTGTAAAAAAACTTCTAGCTGAAGTAATTTCGGGATAATATTTCCAGCCTGGATCAAGGAAAGCTTTATCTATATATTTTCTTGGATAAACGCCTTCGCCATCTTCTCCCCAGTCAGCTTCAATTTCATGTCGGTATGCACCTTCTGAGTATTGTTCTCTAAATTCTTCTTCTTGTTCTTTGGCAAAAAATGGATTGCAGTATGACGGAAACCAAAACTCTTTGAACCTGTCATTTGATAGGCACCATTCCCAAAAGCGTTCTCGTCTACCAGTTGGAGTCGATGCACCTATCAGAACCTTGTCTGGTTGGTCCTCAGCGGTCTTCTGAAGCATTGCATAGAGTGCATCAAGGTCATCTGCATGCATGTAGTCCATTTCGTCAAGGACGATGACATGAGCTTCCTGACCACGAGCAACGTCTGATTTACCTCCCGAGCGCATGCCCGAGGTAAAGAATCTAATTGTTGATCCATTTGAGAACTGGATCATGAACTGAGGTGAAGTAACTTTTCTAGATATAGAGTTAGTTACAAGTTCATTCTTAGAAGCTAATCTTAATATCTCCTGATAGATTAATTCTAAGTGAGATTTCATTGGCGCAATGACTAGGCATCTTCCATCTTTATTTGTGTAGCTGTAATGAAGAAGGTAGAGAGCCATACTAAAAGTTTTACCCAAACGACGGCCAGCTCTTAATACTTTTCTTAGAGAAGGATCTCTTAATATTAAGGTTTGATATACTCTAGTTTCAGCCCCAAGAAAATGTCTACCCCAAGTACATGGATCTTTAGCTAAGTGAATTTGCCTTTGTTGTTCTGCGGAAATTCCAACTTCGAGCAGTTCTCTGTCTAACTCAAACGGCTCGTCAACCAATAAAGATAATTCGTAATTAGTTATATCCCTGCCCATAACTGGAGTTCCGTCTTTCCAGTTAAGGTGTTGTAGTTTGTTTTTAAAAACCCATTCTATTCTATTAACCTGCTTAATGGTTTCTGGGTCTTGAGCTTTAAGGATTTCTAAAATATCTTCCTTAGGAAGATTCTCAATCATTTTTCTAAATTTTATAGTTTTTTCTGCGATTGTCATAATTATCTATCCAAAATGAGATGCCATCATTGCACCTTCTGAACCTAAAGCTGATCTAGCGTTAAGTCTTGAGTTTTGTATTGCTGCTACTCCTCGAGCTCTTGATGTTGCTGCCACTTCATTATCTTTGTATCCCATTCCAAACATTGGTTTGTCAATAGAACCCTTCATAGATTTTACAGCATCTTTGGCTAAATTAATGCCACTTTTAACTACTTCTCCACCCATTTTTCCAAGGTCATAAACTAATGATGCTGTAGCTATTAAGTTCAATCCAGGAATTGCCATTGCGGCAGTTCTGGCACCAAGTACCATGGCTCCCTTTTTTGTTCCTGCAACAGCAAGAGTTCTTTGAACTCCTAGGGTTTTAAATACACCTTTTTCTAAAGCTTCTGCTGCAACTTTTTGACCACTTCTCGGTAGGCCTTTGTCTCCCAATGCTGCCCCCAAATGACTAACTGCTCTATTGGCGCCTGTTAGGGCTTCGTCCATAAGCCCACCAGAAGCAGCATGACCTAGTGCTCCTCTAAAATAACCCTGAACAAAACGAGATCCTGGTGTGGCTCCAGCTGAAGCCATTAAGTTTCCGGTAAGTCCAACTTTACTTCCACCCGCTAATGCACTATTTACTCCAGTAGAACCAAGGCCGCTCGCAGCATTCATGCTAATCATTCTTCCACCGTTAGCTGCCATTTCGCTCTTTTTGACTACTCTGCCAAATTGAAGAGCTTTTCCTCCAGTTGGATTTATTGGATTATTCATATCAGCAAGTCTGCGAACTTGTTCTTGGGCTGTTGCTACTTTTCTTGCAGCTCTTGATGAACCTTTTGCTGCTTTAGATTCTAGTTTATCAATCTTTCTTCCAGCTGTAATCATTGATACCATGCCACGCTGGAATACTTGTGTTCCTGACTTTAGTGCTTCATCAGACCCATAGACAGCAGTTCTAAATGCGCTGCTTTTTGCTGCTTGTTTTCCACCTAAATTTGCTGCCATTTGAAATGGAGTATAAAATCTACTTTTTTCTGCAGCGTTGAACATAGCTAGAGAGTTGTATCTACCCAAAGCTCTTGGTC